GTAGATAGCACTACAAGTAAACCAACATGGGCGAATACGGTTGCGTCTGGTCAAGCATTCGGTACCGACTATAATACCGGTTCAACAGATGGTGTCGGTTTTGTTAATGATAATCCTATGCAAGAATACGTAGTCAAAGCTGCTGCAGCAGTAACTGTAGCAATGATGGCTGGCGATTTAACTTATAATATGGCTGACCTGAGTACCTCGTTTACGAGTGGTCAATCTACAGTTAAATTAGCAACAGGCGCTTCAGCAGCGGCTGGTGCGGGCCAATACGCGTTCCAAATAGTGAGAATCGCTAACGACCCTTTAAACTCAGACAATACAGCTATCAACTCTAACGTTATCGTTAGATTTGCACCAGGCTCTATTATGTCTGTTAAATACTAAGGAAGGATAGGATATAAAACATGGCAATATCAAGAGCACAGCTAGTTAAAGAACTAGAACCAGGTTTGAATGCACTATTCGGACTTGAGTATAAACAATATGTAAACGAAGCAGCTGAAATATTTGATACAGAAAACTCTGACAGAGCTTTTGAAGAAGAAGTAATGTTATCTGGTTTCGCAAATGCAACAGTTAAACCTGAAGGTCAAGGCGTATCTTTCGACAGTGCGCAAGAAACTTTCACAGCTCGTTATACAAATGAAACAATCGCACTTGCGTTCGCGATCACTGAAGAAGCGATCGAGGACAACTTGTATGATAGACTTGCAAGCAGATACACAAAAGCTTTAGCAAGATCTATGGCTAATACAAAACAAGTCAAAGGCGCGGCTGTTTTAAATAACGCGTTTAGTTCATCTTATGCAGGTGGGGACGGTAAGGAGCTTTGTGCTACTGACCACCCAACTTTAGCAGGGACTTTTTCAAATGAATTGGCTACAGCAGCTGATTTAAATGAAACATCATTAGAGCAAGCATTGATCGACATTGCTGCGATGACTGATGAAAGAGGTCTAAAAATTGCGGCTAGAGGAATGAAATTAGTAATTCCTTCTGCGCTTCAATTTACTGCGGAAAGACTGTTAAAATCTAAAGGAAGAACTCAGACAGCAGATAATGACATCAATGCGATCAATAACATGGGCGCAATACCTGAAGGTTATGTAGTTAATCACTATTTAACTGACACAAGTAAATGGTTCATTAAAACTGATGTTCCTAATGGATTGAAACACTTTACAAGAGCACCATTGAAAACTTCAATGGAAGGTGACTTCGATACTGGTAACGTTAGATACAAAGCTAGAGAGAGATACGTTTTCGGATTCTCTGACCCTAGAGGTATCTTCGGATCAGACATCTAATAAACTCAATATTTTGTGGCGGGACATCGTTCCGCCACAATCTTAAAATAAAGGTGAAGAATGAGGAAATTCCTAGTAAATATTTGGGCTTACGATCATCACGCTAAATTTGAAGTTTTAGCGGAGGATAACGCTGAATCTATTGAACAAGGAATCCTTGACAAACTGGGAGAAAAGAGTGTAAAATGGGAATCAACGGGAATGTTTAGAGATACCCGTCGAATAACCTATGAGGAGGTTAATCATGACCGAAGACCTGTACAAACAAAAACGGTCCTTGGAGTTGAGGTGGCAGTTGGAGTATGAGCAAAGTGGAAAGTATACTCTCAACATGGTCGAAATTGATAATGCCATTAAAGGTATTATTACTGAGATCAAACTGGAAGAATCTAAAATTGCAGATAGAGAAAATGCAATTGAACGTTCGGCTGCCCAAGTTTCTGTGGCAACTTAGATAAACGTCACATCGCTGAAATCGTACTTTTACTGTAGGATCTCTTGCACTCTATTCAAATTTCATATATATTTTAATCACTATACAATTATTAATTAGATCTAGACGCGTATAGTCGACGGCCTAGAGACTAGATCTACATAATCTAGGAGGATTATAATTATGGCAACAACTACATTTTCGGGACCGATAAAAGCGGGAACGATCAACAATACAACTGGAACAACAATTGGAACAAACGTAAAAAACGTTGGTTCTTGTGTAATGTCACAATCTGTTGTTTTAGATATCATTGGAGCAGACGCGTTAAATCAACGTGTAGCGATTGTTCCAGCAAATTCACAAATTGTAGATGTAATTTTAAACGTTACAACTGTGAATAACGACAGTGGAACAGCAACTGTATCTATTGGTGATAGTACAGATGACAATGCATTCATTAGTTTAGTAAGTGTTAAAGCATTAGCAACTACACATGGTACTTTAGACACTGAAGCAACTGACGTAGGAACTACTGATATGGAAGTGTTTGCAGATTTTGTAGCAGGAACTGAAGACGGCACTACAGGAGCCGCAACAGCAACTGTTTTATACATACAAAATAACAACTTAAGCTAATAAAATAACGTGAGCTCCTTCGGGAGCTCACAAAAACGGAGATAACAATTATGAGTACATATCCAGTAGATATAAAAGCTAAAAGAATAACAAGTACGTTAGCTAACCAAGTAATTTTTGCAGGACCTGCCAGAGTTTTAGGATTTTCTGCAAATTGTACAGCAGGAGCCGGTACTATTGATATAGAAGATAATGGAACATCTGTAGGTGTTTGGGGGACTCCAAATGGATCGTCAGCACCTTTTGTATACAATGTTACTTTACCTGGTACAGGCATTAAATGTCATACTAAGCCTACTTGTTCTTTGACTACAATTGCAGATGTAACATTCTACTACGGCTAGGGGGATAAATGGCTACTTCAGGAACAACAGCCTTTAATCCTTCGATTGACGAAATAATCGAAGAGGCGTATGAAAGAACTAGCATACGTGGAGCGAGAACGGGCTATCAATTAAAAAGTGCGAGGCGTTCATTAAATATTTTATTAGCGGAATGGGGCAATAGAGGAATTCATCTTTGGAAAATTAAATTAGGAAGTGTTCCTTTAGTAGAAGGACAGCCCGAATATAATTATACCGCAGATAGTACTAATTTTCCAACGGACATCAGTGATATTTTAGAAGCCTATGTGAGAAATAATACAACTGCAACAGCACCGGTAGATACGGCTTTATCTAAAATAGACAGATCTACTTATTCAGCATTACCCAATAAATTATCAAAAGGAACTCCTTCACAATATTACGTTCAAAGACAAGCATATGTAAGAAACGCAGCAGGTACTATAACTGCTTCTCCAAATATATTTTTATATACAACACCTAGTTCTAGTTTTTCTGGAGCAAATTATTTAGTTCATTTTTATTACATGGCTAAATTAGAAGATGTAGGTGATTACACAAATACTTCAGATACCATATTTAGATTTTATCCAGCTTTAATTTCAGGGCTTGCTTATTATTTAAGTATAAAATATTCTCCCGATAGAACCGAAAGTTTAAGATTATTATATGAAGATGAATTATTAAGAGCATTGGCAGAAGATGGTCAACAAACATCAACATATATTACACCACAAACATTTTATGGAGATGGAGTATAATGTCCGGAGTTTTTGCTAGAGGAAAAAGATCAATGGCTATTTCTGATAGATCAGGAATGGCATTTCCATACAGAGAAATGGTTAAAGAGTGGAATGGTTTTTTAGTTCATTATTCTGAATACGAACCTAAACAACCACAATTAGATCCAAGATTTCATGGTGGCGATCCACAAGCATTAAGAAATGCAAGACCCCAACCAGCCGCTAAAGTAAGTTTAATTATGTTAAGCAATAATCCATTTGAAATTATTAAATATGGAGGAAGTACTTTTGTAAATGTTTATTCAATTGATCATCAAAGATCAACTGGTAACAGAGTAAGATTCCGAGGACCCCCTGTAGTTACGGCTACTGGTTCAGGAGGAGCGGACGCAAGAAATTTACAACAATTCGCAACCATCCCTACAGTTGATAATGTAAGTGACATTAGCTCGGCAGCGGGATTTCTAATTACGGTTGGTAAAAAAAATTCAGACGGGAGTGTAACAACGGCAGCTGGAACTTTGAGTCAGCCGGAAAATTATTTTTATTTTACCAGTGCAGATACAGCAACAACTGGGAGTATAAATGTAGGGGGTGATTATTGTTCAGCAGGCCCAGTAACTTTAGGAGTAGTTAACGGATAATGGCAGCTCCAATATATACTTTAGCAAATTTACAAACAGACATTAGAGGTTACACCGAAGTTGGAGATACGGTTTTAAGCGATACTGTTTTAGAAAGAATCATTAAAAATGCAGAGCAGACTATTTTTAGAGCAGTAGATGTAGATGTAGAGAGATTTTATTCTACTTCTAATACCATTATTGGCAACAGATATGTAAGTATTCCCGATGCCTGTAGAATTATTAGATATGTTCAATTAAAGAATAGTTCTAATAAACAGGTTTATTTAGATCAAAGAGATACCAGTTTTATCACCGAATATTACAATACTCCTTCAACGGGATCTACTTCTCTTCCTAAATATTGGGCTAATTGGAATGAAAGTTGTTGGGTAATAGCCCCAACTCCAAATGCGGCCTATGAGATTACGATGGCTTATAACAAAGATCCTGTTAGTTTAACAGATTCGACTAAAGCCACGACTGGTACTTATGTATCCAATAAATATCCTGATTTACTTTTGTATGCATGTCTGGTAAATACATATGCATACTTGAAAGGTCCGCAGGATATGTTACAATATTATAAAGCAGCTTTTCAAGAAGCTTTAGAATCGTACTCAATCGAGCAAATCGGTCAGAGACGCAGAAGCGAATATGAAGATGGAGTTATTCGCGCTCAACTAATCTCAAAATCACCATCAAGTAATTAATTATGAAGGAGACAAATAAATGGCAAATGTAATACCTTTCTCTTTACGAGGGGCTTTATTTTCAGCGCAACATGATTTAGCGTCTGGGGGTAACACATTTAAATTCGCATTATACACATCTAGTGCATATGATACATCGAGTACTATTTATGTAGCTACTAATGAAGTGGGAACAGTTGGAACTAATTATTCAACTGGAGGAAATACTTTAACTTCACAAGCTGTAGCTTCAGGAACTGCGGTTGCATCATGTGATTTTGCTGATACCGAATGGACATCCGCTACAATTACTGCAGCGTATGGAGCAATCTATAATAGTACAACTGTAGACGCGGTAGCAAATAGATTAGTCGTTGTGTTAGATTTCAGTGGAAGTAAAACTTGTACTAATGGTACATTTAAAATTACTTTCCCCGATCCGACAACACCGGCGGATGCTATACTAAGTATGTCATAGGAGGATAAATGGCTTTAGTAATAAATGATAGGGTAAAAACAACCAGTACGGCGACAGGAAATAGTCAAACAACTTTTGCTATTTCAGCAACAGCTGCGACTGGTTTTGATACTTTTGCAGCAGGAATCGGAACTAGCAATACCACTTACTATTGCATTTTTAATCAAGGAACTACAGAGTGGGAAGTTGGTTTAGGTACTTTAAGCACAACAACAAATCTTCAAAGAACTACAATTATTACGAGTTCTAATTCAGATGCAGTTGTTACTTTTAGTGCGGGTACTAAAGATGTCTTCTGTACAATGCCCGCAAGTAAATCTGTTTATTTAGATTCAACTGGAACTCCAGTAGGGGCAGCAAGCGCAGGTTTTGCATTAGCAATGGCGGTAGCTTTATAGAAAAGGAAAAATATGGCACAAGATTTTAGAAATGTATTAAAAAGCGCAACTGGAACTGTAGTAGTTCCAGTTTTAGTAGCAGGAAATTATGATGCAGTAATAGGAATTAGATGTTGTAATATTGTAGCAACAACTATTTTAGTTGATGTTTATATTACTAATTCAGCAACTAATTATTACATCGCCAAAAATGTAAGTATTCCACCGAATTCAGCAATTGAGCTCATTCAGGGTGGAGCAAAAATTGTAATGGCTAGTGGTGATACTTTAAATGTGGTAAGCGATACTGCAAGTTCACTAGATGTTGTTATGTCTTACATTGATACAATTAGTTCGTAGGAGGAATTATGACTGCAATAGTAAATGGAATCCAATATGTCGGAGGGGGCACAAGCCCTAACGATTTTATAAATAATCAAGCAGGCACGTTAAGTGTAACTCAAACAATTGAGAGTGGTGTCTTAGCGGGTCCAATTTCTATTCCAGCAACAATCACAATAACAGGAACGTTGGTAATCGTATAATGAGTAAAGTAGAAGTAAATCAAGTAACCCAACAATGCGGAACAACTTTAACAGTTGGTGGTGGAGCTTGTAAAACTGCAGTAGTAGATGCAACGACAGTAACTTTAGGTCGTTGTGGTGGTACAGTTTCACTAGCTTCAGGTGCTACTCAAACAGGATTTGGAAGAA